ATAATTTTTTATTAAACATTAAAAAATCTAGTGTTTTATCTCGTTCTGTTGATATAACTTCGTGCTTATTAAAGTTCTCTTCTAGAGCAATAACTACCTGAAAGAATGCGCATACACGGTCAAAGTTGCCTTCTCTCGTATACAAAATCAATTCTTCCAACAGTCCAATATCAGGTATTAAGTCTAAATTAAATATCTCTCTACCTTCTTCATTCTTACCTCTAGGCTCTAATAACCAGTCATATACATATAGTTCTGCTTGCTGCTTCATCTTTACAGAAGACATGGAAGAACCTTTAACTCTACCATAACTCTTCTTACCTAAAGTCTTTAACATTACAGTACCTGGCTCATCATACAGAACGTGTAACTTCTTATTCTTTAAAAAGTAATTCTGTACATCTCCACGGTCATTCTCAAACATAATCTTAGCATTACCGTAATACTGTGATAATTTATCTAGATTAGTATTGTATACAGTCATAGAGTTACCTCCAGTAGGTCTACCTACATAGGCTGCTACTATTTGGTCATGCCCATGCTTTAAATATTTTTTAGTCTTAAGCACATATGAAGCACCTAAAGACTCCCCTTCTTCTGAGTTAGTTCCGTAAGGGTCATGCCCAACAATGTACATATCTTTTGGAATTTCCCCATTCACATCTATAGGATGCTCATATATAACTATAGCACCATTCCTATTCTCATTAGCTTTTAAATCATATGAGTGTAATGGGTTTAACTTACCTTCTAAGTCTGGAGCAAACTTAATTCCATTATAAGAATCTGGATCTGATGAATGATATAGCGTTCCAGCTACACCTAAATACTTATAAGCTTCTTCGGATTTAAGTCTAGACAACCTATCATACAATTCTGCAGTAGGGAATATATTACCTTCAGGTAGCATAAATGCTTCTTTAGGTGTTCTACACCACTGAGTAACTGCTTGTATATATGCTTTATTATCTGTACCTCTTTTCTTATCCCGCTCTGCTAGTAAGTCTAATTCAGCAGCCCATCTATTAGGATTACCTTGCTCATCTACACCTCTATAAATGTGGTTATCTACTTTACCTAAGAAATATAAATCCCCAGGTCTATACCACATCTCGTCTATGAAATATCCACACGTTCCGTGTACATTCTCTTCATAGATATTATTATATTCTGCTAAGCCATACTGCTTAGGATTCTTAAACATCTTTGCGAAGTCTTGAGTAGCTGATAGCATATCTCCACCAGTACCAAATATAATCGGAATCCCGATCATAGTTGTACCACTTCGAAATAAAGGAGAAGATATGATGTAAGCTTGCTCTAGATTCTCAAATAAACCTGCTTCCTCAAATAGCATTCGAGAGCAAGATTTACCTACAGATTTAAATCCAGAGTTTTGGAAAGTCATGATCTTAATAATAGATCTACTTCCTTTCTTAACTTCTCTACCATTCTCTTTAATTACCCAGCCTGATTCAATCTCATCATTTCTATTAACTAATCTAGGCCCACCAAATTCAGTATACTCATCTAAGAAGTTCAATACGTTCATTGTCATATTAAACGTAGCTACTGCGTGGTCTTTTAAGTAAGTACCAATAATACAGTAAGATCTCTTAAAGAAAGAATACTTCCAAGCTAATCCAGCAGCATTCTTAAATGACCAGCCTTTACGTCTAGCCTTAGCTACTATCATACCCTTCTTCTCATGATTAGGTAAACCGTATCTACCAGGATTTTCATTCTTTTCTAATTCCAAAAACCAGTAGTAGTCCATTAATAAAAAATCTGGAAAATCAAGCTGTTTAGCTTTATCTCCAGTTTTTTCATCTATGATAACCTCACGGTCTATCTGGCAATAATTTAAATAGAAGTAGTGTTCTCCTGTAATTCTAGGCCCTATTGGAGTTCCATTATCTTCTGGTTGAAATCCTTCTAGGCATCTCCTTCTTTCCTCTGTCCAGAACTTACGATACTCTGTAGTACCGTACACTGCATTAGTATATCTACCATCTCCAGTTAATTGCTTGTTAACTTTAAAAGCAATAGCTGCTGGAGAATAAAGTGAAACATTCTTAAAATTAATATAAGCCCAATCCAGATTTGCTACTGGATTTTGTGTTGCCACTATTGATGGTTTAACACCATTAGGAATCTCTAGAGTAGTGTTCTCTAGAGACCTAATAGTTGGATAATCTACAAATTCGTTTCTAAACATTGGCAACTAGTTAGCTTAATTTGCAGGAATTATTAAGGGAATTTTCCCTTTTAGCTTTAATAGTAGCCGGGCATTTTGGTGTACCGCAGCTTCTAATTTGACCAGTGATATAGTCAAAAGTAACTTTCTCTCTATGTATTCCACTACTAACTTGAGTAGGGTGTACAACATTTGCAAAATAAAATACTGATAAAACTGTAATAAATTTCTTCATATTATAAATCTTCATCAAAGATATTAGGGCGTACATTTCTTTTAATGTTCTTTTGCGCTTCTATACCTTCTTGAACTTCTTTTAGTAGTTGGTTCCTTTGCCCTCTCATTAAAGATGCATTTTTAATAGAAGCATTAATCTCTCCTACGTTACCGCCTTTACCGTCTACTACTATGACGTCTTTTAAATATATTGCTATCTTTCTTAAAGCTTCGGTAACTCCTTCTACTAACTGCATATCTACATCAGATTCTATAAGTAAATATCTATACTTATCACGTGCAGCTATTAGCTCTGGAGTTTCATCACCCTCTTTAAGTAAATCTCTTTTTGTTAATTCTTCTTTTTCAAATGGATCTAATTGTCCATATGGGCCCATAGGGTTAACACTATGGTAAATATAAGCTATCTGTCTAGTAGCTTTATGCTTATCTTTAGACTTGTCACTTTCCCATAAAACTCTAAACTCAGGTACAAATAGTGCCTCAGCTTTAATTACAGGAACTCCCCTTACTACGTCAAAAAATCCGTCTATCATTTTTTTATATAAGAGTTAAAAAACTCATCTAATTTTTCTGTAAATTCTTTATAGTCTTCGTATGTTCCTGTAATCTCCATATTTATATTATATCTATCAGGCCATCCTTTCTCTCCCACTTCTACTTTATACATACGACTTAATTCTTTTTGATCTTCTTTTCCTGAAAAGTCAAATAAAATAAGTTTAGACTGATCTTTTAATTTTAGAACCATAATTAATTTAATTTAGCTATTCTTTCATTTGCAGCATCCTTCAATTCAGGGATAGCTGACTTTATAATACTAACTAGGAATGTCTTTCTAACATACTCCTTAGCTAATTCAATATCTTCTGGATTACTTTTAGTAGCTTTTACTTTAGCAAGCGTCCCATTCAGTACTGTAGAAATCTTTACTTCGAAAGAATAGATAGTACCAAACCAACGTTCTTCTTCACTATAAGTAATGCCTTGATCTTTAAAAATATCCTCTATAAATTCTTTAGTTTGCATAAAGTTCAAAGCGTTTAACTTTACCTTTATCTACAAGGTTAGCATAGAATTTCAATGTAACCTCAGTTATGTATCCTGTTAGCCAAGTATGAGGCTCTGCATGTACGACATCTAAAGGATGGTTAATACTATCCATTACATAGTCAGCTGCATGTCGAGCCTCATGTGCTATAGTGTTTGCTAGTGAAAATATACTCTTATGTTTAGGCACATTAATAACTACATATACTGCATCTGCAGTTTCTACTGTAAATCCAGTAGCACTTGCAGATTCTTGAGGAGATAGCCCGAATTTAAACTTCTTAGAAGCTTTGGCTATATCATCACACAGAACTATAAATAATTTTGTTTCGTATATTGCAATATTAATTTTCTTTCTGTGCATTTAACCTTAAATGTTCGTCAAAACTAATAACTTGTCCTGCTAATCTTCCTTGTATTCCTAACTTAATAATTCTATTAGCTAGTTTTCTTCTCCAATGATACGCATCATAATCTTCACCTTCGTGTCTAGATGGATGGAAGAAATAATCAGGGTCTATCTTAGGAGTATCTTCTGTATTTACAGGATCAAGGATGTCTTCACCCTCTGCTCCACTGGTAAGTTCTTGGTCTTCCATATAAAACTATAATATGAATCTGGTATCAGATAAAAATTCTCATTTTGATCTATTTTCTCCTTATGTATAGGGCAGAAATACTGTGCGTAGTTAACTCCAGATATACCATCTAAAATATCACCTACTTCTATATTCTCTGTATTAGGATTTTTACTACCTATCTTAACTACTACAAATCTACCTATATACTTAGATTCAGCGGAATCATCAATCACTTCCTTAGTCTTCTCAGTATGTTCAGATACTAATATCTTAGTCTTAATAACCTCAATATTACCTTTAGCAAAAGGACGCTTCAAGAAACGTACTAATAACTTACCTGATGGTATAGTTACATAATCTAATACTGCAGGTATGTCAGATAAGATTCTAGCATTGTATTCCATTGGATCATCTACTTTAACTCTCATCTTAGGTTTATCCTCAATAGTAATTGCTTCAATATCTGCTACTTCAGTGCCATCAATACCATGAA